GATCTGCCTTGACTCTCTTAAACTTTTGTAAGCGTGACGAAACGAGTCCAATGTACTTGGAGTCAATCAAATCCATTATAAAGGTGCTTTACTTCGCTCTTTCTATTGTAGCAGGTTGCTGTTGTGGGGTCAATAGAAGATTGCCGAAAAATTGTGCCGAACCGATAATTAAAACTGCTGCCGACCCAATACCTGTAGCAATCCATCTAAACGTGGCAAGATCATTGACTCTAGTATCTAAAGTATCTAATCTTTTTCCAACGCTTTCTTTTACATCATTAAGCATACTGACAATCAGCTGGTCATTCTTATCACTTTCATCTAAACGTGCTTCGTGTCGTTCTAAGATAATTGCTACTCTATTGCTACTCTCGCTAATAGAAGCAACTGCTCTCTCAAGTTTGTCGAGCATCTCTTTTGATAGGTCTTCATAAATACCGAGTTTTGATTCAAGAACTGCTAGTTTTTCGAGACCGAAAGCCACTTTACTTCCCCTTTAGAAATTGCAACCACCATCTACGAGAACCTCTTCCACCCGTTGCATATTTTTTTGCGTAATTTCCTTTCTTAAAAACTGGTGGAGTTTCGCCAGGAGATGTTCCTGGAACTTCTGGGCCAGTTCTGTTTGTTGGTATTCCAGAAGAAACAACCATTGCATCTTCTTTTAAAGAATGAACAATATCAATAATTTTATCAATGTCCATTAGATTAACTGCAACTGTGATAAACAATCTTGGTCTGGAATAATATCATTGATCTCAGTTTTTGGATAATCTGGAATCCGATTCAGAAAAACAAGAAAACTTGTAATTGCTGGCCAGAGATCTCTTTCTAAATTATAGAATAATAAAGGAACTGCGGCATCACTGAATACATTAAACAAAACAATTAGATGATTTAGAATTAAGTGTGTCTTTAACGTTCCTGTATTCTTATACTTTTTCAGCAAACGTTTAACATACTTAATTCTTTTCAAATCATCCTCAAAGTCTTCTTTAGTGACTGCCTGCGGATTATCGTAGAATTTTATAGCAAATAACAGATAGTTATTTTCATTCAACTCATCAAACTTCATATCATGCCTTAGTGGTCAATGTTGTTGTTCCGATACCAACACCAGATAGATATGCACCAGAACCACCAACATTACGGATAAGATCAACAGTCATTGTTTTTGTAGCAGCAGCACCAGCATATGCATCGGTTACTGTTCCAACTACGGCAGTTCCCCAGTTGATGCTAACAGTAACTCCAGCACCAGCGGTTCCAGGTGCTGTGAACGCAAATGCAACTCTATTTGTTACTTGACCATTAATGTTTGTGAAAGTTGTAATTCCAAGATCATTTGTAAAGTTATATACACTTACATTACGAGCAATTGAAGAAGCGTATGCAACCAAAGGAGATGTGGTTCCTAAGTATTGTTGAGTCAGGAACAACTGAGCACCAGCGGTAACATAGACGAGTTCATTATAAACAAGATGAACATATCCAGTGCTGCTTCCAGAGCTAACTGAAATTCTATCCGTTCCACCAGCACCAATAGAAATGCACCCATTTCTATTTGGGTCTTCGAAGAAAACAGCAACAGGAGTGGCAGCACCAAGTCCAGTCGTATTTGATGCAATTCCAGTTGTGTTCAGACCTGCTACAGGAACAAGAATTTCATCATAATAAGTTGTTGAAATTCCAGAATTCTCAGAGTTTCCATAATGACGATAAACCCATCCTCTCCCATCAGCAAAACAGTTCCAAGGAGTAGTATTTCTATCAGTCTCCTTGAGATGCTTTGGTAGAGCGTAATTATTTGCCGCAGTTTCAGTAGTTGTAGAAATGCCCCAAAGAGCCATGTGTCTTACCTATAAATTCTTTTTCTATTCATATTTATAAAAAAAGGAGATCCTAAGATCTCCATATGGATTTTAAAGTATTTTCTCAGGGAGTTAAATCTTTAGCACCCTTATTCTTCAGTTGTGCTTGAACCTGAAGAAGAATAAGTGAAAGAATACCATTTGATTTTACTTTTGGGTTTGCTCCAAGTGCTTCCGAAACTGCAAAAAGAACAGTTGCGATAAGAGCCTGATTTGCTAAACACCAAGCGACAAGTGCCGACATGATGACCTCCGTGTGAAGAGTATCCTGTCCTATTTAGGAATCAGTACTTCCAATTACCACTTCTATCTCTTGGAGTTCCAAATCTTGGATCATCCTCAATTCTTGGTCTTCTTGGGCGAGGTCTATATTTTGGAGCAACTGCACGATTATGTGCTTTTACTCTTGGATTATTCTCTGATTCTCCATATCCTTCATCATGCTCTCTTGCTTCCTTCATACCAGCATCTTTCTTCGCCTTGTTCAAATCCCCAACAGTTCCACCAGTCAAAAGACGACGATTTGGATCATTTGTTGCGTTATCAAGTGCTCTTTTTACTGGCTTATCAAAAACTGCTTTAACCACTGCAGGTGCAGCAAGAAGGGCAGCACCTGCGGCAAGTGCTGGAAGCATCTCATCAATTTGCTCACCTTCTGGTTCATAAGAACACTTTAGTCCCATTGCTCTCAACTTATTCTTAACAAGATTTACCTTTGTTGGTATTGCTCTCACATCATCTACAGCACCTTCACTCTTCTTGAGTTTTGGTTTTTCATCCATTTCAGATTCTGCTGCTTCTTTCATTGCCTGCTTTCTTTTCCAGGCATAATAAATCTCAGTGCCTTTTTTATCCCCATACTCTGCTTGCATAGCAGGTAGAGCTTTTTTCTTTGTTTTCTTACCAATTTTTTCTTCTTTTGCTTTTTCAGCCTTGGTCATTTTTCTTTCTTGAATCATCTCGTGGAATCTACCAAGAGCAGATTCTTTAATACCACTACCACCCATTTCTGGAAATACCTTAACAGTTTTTGTTTTATAATTATCAACACCCTTTTCTTCGTTTGATACTATTTCATTAGTATTTTGATCTTGAGTTGCAACTTTTTGTTCAAAAAATGATTCATGAACTTTCTTACGGGTTTTGCGAAGTTGATCAAAATCTGCTTTAGTTAATTTGCCTTTTGGTTCCGCAATATCAAGAACGTCTTGATTACCAGGTAAATCTTTTGATTCCCTTACACTTGAAGTATCTTGACCGTCTGGTTTGCCACCTGTTTTACGCTGAATAGCATTGTGAACCGCACCACGATACTCTTTTGCAGAACTTTCTTTTTTGCCATCACCATCATAATCTTTCGTAGCAAGTCCTTGACCAGATTTTACTGCGGCAGTTTGCTGCCCTTGCTCTGCTTCACCTTTATATGGTGTCCCATATTTTGTAATTTCAACTCTTGCAATATTTGGATTTGCACGAAGTTCGGCAATCTTAGCACGATTTGCCTTGCGACGATACTCATTTCCAGTCTTCTTATCAGTTACAACAATCAAAAAAGTTTCATCGCCCGAATTCTTATTCTCTTCTTCAGTTACAGTTTCTGTTGCAGACACTCCTTCTACAAAAACTTTATATAATGCATTGGCAACTGTTGATGATGCCAAAGTATCAAGATCATATTCTTCCTTAACACCTTGACCTAAAAGCATCTTTTGAGCAAGTGCCTTTACAGGACCAGGAGCTGGTGACTTTGCAAGTTGTGAAAGATATGCCTTACTTACCGCAGCAGGAGATAATCTACTGACATTGGCACCCATAGACTTCTTTACTTTATACTTAGTATCATAAGCAAGTTGCCTTGCAGCCTTTCTTATTTTATCTAAACCACCACCTACTTCTGGAGGAGCTTCCTCAAAAATTTTTTTACTCATTGGAAGATTTTTTAATTACTTACTTTTCCTATACTTATTTATGAAATTGAGTCCAAAGTTCTTTTGACCAAACGCCAGATTCTCTTTACCTGATTCAGATCCAGGAGTTTGTTGTGCGGCATACTTAACAAAACCAGGTGTTCCAACCAAAGTATTTGGTTTTCCAGGTAATCTTTCTTTACTATTGACAACTTTTTCTTGGTAAGAAGTTTCCATAACATCTTTAATCCAAGACTTAAACATAATATGATCTTCAGTTACACAGATAAGATAATTTGTTCCTCTGCGAATAATTCTTCCAACCAATCCAGTATTTAAGTTTTCTACAAGTTGACCAACCTGATAAATCTTTTCTTGAATATAATTCTCACGAAGATTTTTCCAATCAAACTTAGGAGCAATCTGCCAGACTTCTACAACTTCATCTTGAATTCCCATTGATGCACGAACAGAATTAAAGATCTCCTTTGCATCCTTTGGTTTCATTTCTGGTGGCATTCCAGCACGAAATGTCTTGAAATCGTTTTCTGCAGCGGCGAGTCTCATTCTGGATGCAGAAAGACCTTCAACTCCCTCCGAATCTGGATCACGATCTCCAGCAGATACCACTTCAATATTATCAAATTGATATAAGTTATTATTATAATTATTTGCCAATTTATCAAATTCCTTAACTCTATCTGCCCCACCAACAATTCTTACATTGGCATATCCATCATTATGTGCTTTTTTAAGGACATCAAAAATCGTTCTAGTGTTTGCATCATTCATAATCCTTTCACTATGCTGAGGAAACATTCTCCTCATTATTGAAACCTTAGTATCAGCATCAAGTGGATTCTTTTTCTTATCTTGACTACGAGATGGAACAATCATATAGTCACTACCTTCTTGCTCTGCGGAAGACGCGGCAGTGTCCATCAACTGAAGATGTCCAAGATGAGGAGGATTAAAGCGTCCAAAAGCAATTGTAAGAGTTCCCTTAGTTTTTTCAACAGGTAAGAAATTCTGTGGAGGTGCTTCTTGAGCAGCAGCAGGAGCATCCTGTTGTTCAGGTGCTGGAGGTTGTTGTTGAACTGGTTCCTGTGCGGGTTGCTGAGTCGCCGCTGGATCTTGAATATTTGGATTTGAAATATTTTTCTCTAGTTCAGTCTGCTTAGGATCTTTACCAGGAGATGACTGCCTCTTATTATAAAACTTTAATTTTCCACCAACTGTTTTTGCAATAAACTCACCATTCTTATCATACCATCCACCATGACCATCACCCCTCAAACCCATTCTCTGAGCTTGCTGAACTGCCAGTGATGCTTCGGTTAAAAATTTAAAAAAAGATTTCATTGATTGATATTTAACTTACTTGGAATCCAATTTTATCTGCAGTTCGTGTAGCATAATTTGATGTTCTCAGGTAAAGACTATTTACCAAAGAGGATCCACTACCACCATCTGCAGTAAAAGATGCTACACCGCTAGTTTTATTTAGGTTCATCTTAACATAGATAACCCTGGAGCGACTTAAATAAAGATTAAATATTGCCCTAAGATCGCTGTTTTGTGTTCCACTCCTAGACCAAGTTTCTATCAGTTGCTCACATTTATACCTAAGTTCACCATAAGTTGTGGTTTCTATTGTAGATACAGTTCGTCTATTTTTACCAGTTCCTTCAGATTTTGTTGTAACTCTATGTGGTAAATGTTTTCTTACAAATGAATCCCAAATATCAATACTATTTGGATTTATTCTTGAAGTATTATTATAGTTTGACATAACATCACTGATACAAGCATTTGTAATTTCGGTTGGTTGAATCAATTGCCATCCTTTAAATGCACCTAAAATAACACTATTGTCCTTTAATATCTGCAGCAATTGATATGCAGTCGAAGAACTCAGATTAAAAGGCAAGATGCCACTAACAGCATCAACAACAAACTGTGGTTTAACTTGGTTTGAAACACCTTTAGCAGCTTTAGCAGATATTAGATATTCATTACTCCCAGTTATTAACTTATAATCATATAATCTTTCACTATCTGGTGGCATAAAAATAGTGGCACTTCCTAATCCTTCTGGAACAAATCTTGAAAGAAGACCTCTATAACAACAAGCTAAAGGACCTAAAACTTCTGCGTAGTAAGTTTGTATCTGTCCCCAGGGAAAATCGGATAAAACTATATTTACATAATCCTGTGTTCCATCTTTTGCATAAGCAAGAAGTTCGTACAGGTAATCAAATAATTCTCCATCAATATCATCCGCCTTTCTGGCATTTATTCCAGCTTTAATTGTATTATAATAGTCATATGGAGAATTAAATGTCCTATTGTCCAAACCAAAACTACCTGGACTTAATCTCACTCCACCTCTTGCACTTGTTCTTGGTTTTACAAGATTGTCAATGTGAGTATAATAAATGTTTTGATCTCCAGCAAACTGTATGGCGGCTTTCTGATAATTTTCAGTTGCAGAGTCAATATAAGTTATCTGTGTTCCAACAACTAATCTACCAGACATAGAATTTGATTCTGGACTAGAATAATAAGGTCCCACCTTTTTTACAGTGCTTGTTCTATTAGCACCTCTCCAGTTCCTGTCAAGGTTGTCACCTTTAGTTGATGCCATCGTTTTTGATTATTTAGTGCCCAAGAGAGGACTCGAACCTCCACGCCGAAGCACATGATCCTAAGTCATGCGTGTATACCAATTTCACCACTTGGGCAATGGAGAATAGGGGACTCGAACCCCTCACCCCTGCCGTGCAAAGGCAGTGCTCTACCAAATGAGCTAATTCCCCAAGGCGGAGAGGGTGGGATTCGAACCCACGGTGCTCGTCACACGGCAGTTTTCAAGACTGCTGCCATCAACCACTCGGCCACCTCTCCAATTACAGCAATTATAAACGATTATTTAATTGCTGTCAACTGAAAATATTCTGGGTGCAATGCCCCATATTTTCTCATCAATTCACCTGCTTTTGCATTTGCCTCATTCTCATACTTACTTCCAGTCTTACCAGAAACAAGTTGTCCACTCATTAATTGTTTATAATGGACAACTTCGTGTGCTAGAGATCTTAGAACATCAATAGGATGTCTATTTAAAATACTAATGTATATGATTTTATTTTCAGGAACAATACAAGCAAAAGAATGATTTTTTACAGAAAAGTCCAAATCATCAACTAAGACTAATGGGATATTGTCAATAATATGAAGTTCTCTTTTAAGAAATACTAAAAACTTTTTAGTAATTACTTCAAATTGAACTCTAGATATTGGTCTTCCTGTTCTTCCGCTAGATAAAGGCATTTTTTAAATATTTATTCTTCAACCTTAGATCCAATATATTCTTCCATAGCCTCATCAAGAATTAAAAGAACTTCACGGATATTAGAAATTCGTTTTGGTTCAGTAGGACCATCAGCATAACCTTTTTGAGACTCAATCAAAGCCATTAAAACATCAGACGCTTCTTCAAAACTCAGTTTGAGTGTAATTTTTTTAGATTTAGTCATCGATCATCAGCAGCACGGTTTTCAGAGAAATAAACATCAAAAGCACCTTCAGGATAACGCTTCAGAAGTTTTTGAACATTACGAGCAACTACATCATCAAGTGTCGTATCCAGTGCCATACAAGCCTGGGCAACATACCACATAATATCACCCAGTTCAATAATCAGATGCTCACGGTTGTCTTCGTTGTAAGGTTTGCCCTGGAACACCATCTTCTTGACGATTTCCATAAACTCACCACCTTCGGCATTAATACCAACAGCGGCAGTCAGGAGTCGTTCGATATTAGCACCTTTTTCATCCAGTTGAACCAGGCGATCAGAGAGGGCAAGAAAGTCCTTCGATGCATCAGAAGTTACGGCATCTACAAACTCAGCATACTTATCAAAATTAACGTGTTTAGTTTCCATTAAAATTTAAATCCTTCAAACGACTTTTTAGGTTTCTTGTCTTCGTAATCATTATACTCGTCTTCGTTTCCAGAGTCAAGTATATCTTTCTGGGCTGATTGTTCGCAATCATACAGTCTCATTTTAGCACGGTCAATACCTACAATGAAACGTTTGTAGATAGTGGGGTCATTGTATCGGTTCTTCAATTGCTTCACCATAATCTGTCCCAACTGCTCAAGCTCTTCAGTGCTAATAAGGGCAAACATAAGATCAGCAGTAGCAGGGAGACCAAAGGACTCGCTAGTATCAGTAAGTTCAACATCAGAAGAACCAAAACCTGAACGAGTGGTCTGAGTAGCGGAGACAATTGGGACATTAAACTCCACTGCGAGCCCCCTAAGTTCCTCAGCAATTGCTTTAATATATGAATATGAATTGACAGAAAGGTTTGACTTATACCTGCTGGAAGCACAAATATTAAGGTAATCAATGAAAATAATATCAGGTCTAAATGACTTCTTGAGAGCAAGTTCATTGAGAAGTGCCTTAAAGTGTCCTGAATGAGCAGACGCGGTTGGATATTCTTTGATGACCAGAGAACCTTGTGTCTTCTTCGCAATACTATTTACTTTGTTCTCGAACGTCGAACGTGGGAGATCAACCAGTTGCTGAATCGGTACATTGAGAAGGTTCGCATCAATCCTCTCTGCAATTCGCTCTTCTGCCATTTCAAGAGTGATATAGAGAACGGACCTGCCCTGCAGTAAGACGGAGCTAGCCAAATGACACATAAACAGCGATTTCCCAACACCCGTTCCAGCGAGAGCAATATTGAGAGTCTTATTAGGGAGACCACCCTTTGTGATTTTGTTGAAATATTCCAGATCAAACTCGATCTTATCTTCTTTACGGTGATAAAACTCATATCGTTCCTCATAGTTTTGAAGATAATCGTGTCCGATATTATTATCAAATGATACTGCTAGGGCATCAGAGAGAATACTTGGAATCGCATCACGATTTTTCTTCTCATTATTCCCATCAGCAATATGAATTGACTCCATCAGTGCCAAGTAGATGGCACGATCACGGCACCACTTTTCAGTGGTATCAAGT